ATAGTATTGATGATATTTATGATGCTTTGCTAAGTTATTATGGCAAAAAAACTGATTAAAACCAATGGCCAAGGCGATGCGCAGGAACTTGGTAAGGTACAAAGCTACAAAGCAAAGCCAAAGCCTTACCGAGAACCTGATGCCTTACGCGCTTATCGCTTAGAACGTGAACGATTCTTTTGGAAAAAGTACCCAGAGCAAAGGGCAGAGATTGAAGAACGAGTAAAACAAATGCAAAAAGAATGGCAAACTCAGGACAAAAGAAAATATTAAATCATGGTTCGCTATTTTCTGGTATAGGCGGATTTGATTTAGCAGCTGAATGGATGGGATGGAATAATGTTTTTCATTGTGAATGGATACCGGGCAAACAAGAAATATTAAAAAGAAATTTTCCTAATACTGATAGTTATGGAGATATACAAAAATTTAATGGAAAAAAATATAAATCATCAATTGACATTCTTTCAGGAGGATTTCCATGTCAAGACTTATCAATTGCCAATCAATCAAAGAACGGGGGGGGGCAAAGAGTATTAAAGGCGAAAGGTCGGGGTTATGGAAAGAATATGCGCGTTTGGTTGGGGAAATTAGACCTGGAATCATTGTCTTTGAAAACAGCCCAATGCTCCTTAGTAGAGGATTCGAAGTTGTCCTTTGCGACCTTTACAAGCTCGGGTATGATTGTGAATGGAGATTGTTTTATGCTACCCAATTCGGATTTCCGCACCGCAGAGAAAGAATTTACGGAGTGGCCTACTCCCGCGTCAAGCGATGGAAAAATATTATTGAGCAAGGTGGAATCTTACAAAAAGTATTATCGGAACGGTCACCAAGACAAATCCCTATATCAATTCCACTTAAACGGTTTAACAGCAATTCAAGCTATGAAAATGTACGAATGGATGATGGGTTTTCCAAAGAACTGGATAAAGAACTTATACATGGATTCGGAAATGCCGTAATTCCAGAAATACCATATCAAATATTTAAAGCGATTGAAACAAATTTTTTATTATGATAGACTACACCGATCCTCTATCCCAATACAAATCCCACAAAGCGTACAAGCCAAAGATTCAGCATGAGTGGTCGGCCCAGTTAGCGTTTTGTAAATGGCTAAAGCTGCAACATCCCGATGTTCGTTTCCGTTCAGATATTCAATCAGCCGGGAAACTATCGCCACAGATGCAAAATATTAAATTGATTATTGATCCTTGGAGGGCATGGCCCGATATTCAGATTTATCATAAGGTTGGCAATTACTGCGGATTGATGATTGAGATGAAACGCCTGGACTCCGGCACTTTCTTAAAAGATGGTAGTTTATCAAGCCAAAAGCATGTGCAGGAACAAGCAGAAATGCACCAGTATCTTAGAACTTTAGGCTGGTCAGTTTGCTTTGCGGAAGGCTTTGATCAGGCGAAAAGAAAGTTTGAGGAATATATAAATAATTTGTAAATTGCACGTCAGCTACAACGTCATGAAAATATTAAAAAATTCCCTCCTGTTCTGTTTACTCATCATTCGATGGGGGCGTTGTAGCGACTTCTTTAGAGCAGGGGGGTTATTTTAATTATGGATATTTCGCTATTTAATTCGCTGCCAGAAAAGGGCAGACCTCATTTATCAGATGCAAAAATATCTATTGCAGACTTTTTAAATTCAGTTAAGTCCGGAAAGTACAAATCTCAGATTGAACGGATAAGAACCGAACTTGATAAAGCAAATCGGGATGCGCTAAAAAAGCAATTACCAGCGGTTACCATTTCGGGAATATTTACTGAACGAAAAGCAGAATTGTTGATTTCTCATTCCGGGTTTATTCAGATTGATATTGATCACTTTTCCGATAAGTCGGCATTGATCACAGATCCTTATACCTACTCCTTATTTAAGTCCGCATCCGGAGGAGGTCTTGCCATCGTAGTTAAAATAAATCCCGAAAAGCATAAAGAATCTTTTAACTGGTTGCGCAATTATTACTTTCAGCAGTTTGGTATTGTAATTGATTCCGCACCGCAAAACGTGGCATCTTTAAGATTCGTTTCATACGATCCGGAACTAATAACAAATGAGAGATCAAAGATTGCGCGTACACTCATAGAAAAAAAGTATGTAAGCAAATCATTGCCTATTGTAGTGGATGGCTCAGAGGTCGCTGAAATGGTGCAGGAATGTGTAAACTTGGGCCATAACCTTGCACCAGATTACGATTCATATTTAAAATTAGGTTTTGCACTTGCGCAAGGATTCCAAGAACAAGGCAGAGAATACTTTCACGCGCTTTGCTCAGTATCTGAAAAGTATGATTCGCGCCATGCAGATAAGCAATTTACTATCTGTTTAAAAGGCAAAAATTCTGGCATAACCGCTGGTACGTTTTACTGGATGCTAAAACAAGTCGGCATACATGCACCAGAAAGTCAAAAGAAAGCAGTACAAGTTGCAACACTTGGTAAACGTGCCGGGCAAAGTCAAGAGGAAGTAAAAAAACAGATTGAACAGATTACTGGAGTTGATGCAAAACAAGCCAGTAAATTAGTAAGCGAGGTTTTTAATCGAAATGATATTTCTATTAAGTCAGCTTCCGGAGATCCCGATCATTTAATTCAAGCACTTACAGAATGGATGAAACAGAATCATCCTATGAAAGTAAATTCTATCACGCGTATAATTGAGGAAAAAGGTAACGAAGTGCGCCGAGAACGCATTAACTCCATTTATTTAAGGGCCCGAATGTTTTTTAATACCAAGGATATTACTAAAGATTTGGTCGAATCCTATATTTTTAGCGATTTTATTAGCGAATACAACCCGATTACGGAATACATTAACAAAAATTTGCACCGAAAATCAGTAGGAAATATTACAGATTTGGCAAAGTGCATACGATCTAATACCGAAATGAAGGAAATATTTGTCCGCAAATGGTTAATTTCTTTAATCGCTGCATACAAAGGAAACCCAGTTAGATCAGTTTTGTCATTAGTTGGAGGTCAAAACTCAGGAAAAACCGAATGGTTTAGGCGCTTACTTCCTGATGAACTAAAGAAATATTACGCCGAATCAAAGCTAGATGCTGGTAAGGATGATGACATATTGATGTGCCAAAAGCTAATCGTAATGGATGATGAGATGGGGGGTAAATCAAAGCAGGATGAGAAACGATTTAAGGAACTTACATCAAAATCTATTTTCTCATTACGCGCACCTTATGCCAGATCAAACGAAGATTTTAAACGCCTGGCGGTTCTCTGCGGTACATCAAACGATCCCGAAATTATAAATGATCCTACCGGCAACACAAGAATCTTACCTATTGAGGTACTTAGTATTGATCACGAACTCTACAACTCCATTGATAAAGATGAACTCTTTATGGAGGTTTACCGAGCCTATAAATCAAACGAGGAATGGCAGCTGACAAAGGATGAACTTGCCTTGCTTGATGGCGTTGGTAAAGACTTCCAGAGCATAGCTTTTGAACGTGAATTGATACTAAAATTCTTTAAATCTTCCGATCAAGGTGGCTATTCTGAATGGATGACTGCCACAGAAATCAAAGATTTTATTGAAGCAAATACGAAACAAAAAATACATTCCATGAGAAAATTCGGTATGGAATTAGCAAAAGTTTTTGGTAAATCTAAGTCAAAATCTATAAATGGGGTAATTCTTAATAGGTACGAGGTTATCCGGTTAAACTCTCAAAGCGTTGAAACTCAAGACTTTAGTTTCTAACCTTAATAGCTTAATAGGATAATAGGTAAAAGTGAGTTAGTTTATTTCTACAACATAGCAACAAAAAAAAACATGATACATTTATACAGAAACATTAATTATATATATTTATCCTATTAAGTTATTAAGATTATATAAATATGCACTTTAAGCTATCATCAGCCAAGAAAAATCTTAATAGGATAGAAAAATTTATCCTATTAACTATCCTATTAACCTATTAAGATGGAAACAGACAAAAACTTAGCAAAAGCCTGGCAAATTATTGACCGCCTCCAACCTTCAGAAATCTACGAACTTGCAAAAATCCCCGACAATCGCCGGGCCCTATTCATCCGCTGCATCAAACAACGGATTGATACTTTGAATGATTGCGAGTTTAATAATGATTATACAAAAATTAGAAAACTATGAAAACACCAATTACACCAGAAGCATTAATTAAGATTGGATTTGTAGATACATCATTTAAGGATGATGGAGAATTATTTACTGAGTATTCTTATAACAAGGAAGTTTCTCTACAAGTTTATGGCAATTATATAATTGACATACAAATTGATTGCGAATGGCACTCTACGAACGCCAAAACAATGGAGGACATTCAGGACTTGATAAGGTTGTTTAAGTGATCCATTTGCAAAAATTAGGAAGTTATCAGATTTTTGTAACTTTGGATTGAATAACCAAAATATTTCAAAATGGAAAAAAGAGGCGGAGCAAGAGAAAATGCAGGTAGAAAACCTAAATCAGATGAGATAGCATTAATTGCAAGATTATCACCTATGGATGATCTGGCGTTAAAATTGCTAAATGATAAATTAGAAGAAGGCGATATGGCAGCGCTTAAAATGTTTATGGAATACAGATGGAGCAAACCTAAGCAAGAGGTTTCCGTAGATGGCGATTTGTTGTTAAGCATCCCTGCTCCAGTTATTTACAATACTGCTCCGCCATTAGCCAATAATGAAAATGAGATAGATAATGTTTAAATCCTCACCGGTATTTTATGAGAATTACGAGGCGAAAGAAAAGGTCCTAATTAACCAGGGCGGCACATCTTCCAGCAAGACCTACTCAATTATGCAACTGCTATTTTATAAAGCAGTCACAGAGCAAAGATCAGTTATCACAGTAGCCGGTGAATCATTGCCAAACTTACGCAAGGGTGCGTACCGGGATGCGGAGAATATCTTTGCAGATAACAAATATTTACAATCGCAGTTAAAATTCTGGAATAGGACCGAACGGATTATCTACTTTAAGAATGGCAGTCTAATTGAGTTTGTTTCTTTTGAAAATGAGCAGTCTGCAAAGAATGGTAAGCGTGACTATTTATTTGTAAATGAGGCTAATGGTATAAGCTACCAGATCTATTGGCAGTTAGCCATTAGGACCAAGAATCAAATCTACATTGACTACAACCCTACCAATGAGTTCTGGGCGCATACTAAATTAATTGGTCAGCCAGATACAAAGCTAATCATATCAGATCATCGCCATAATCCATTTATATCTCAGGAGGATCATGATAGAATCGAAGCGATAAAAGACTTAGACTTAGAACTATGGCGAGTTTATGCCAGAGGTTTGACTGGTAAGATTGAGGGCGTAATCTTTAGGAACTGGGCTATTTGTGAACGGATCCCAGAGGATGCGGAACTGATTGCATTTGCGATTGACTTTGGTTTTACTAATGATCCAACCGGAATAATAGAAGTTTATAAATCAGGCGGTGAGTTATGGGTAAATGAGATGTGTTATGAGACCAGGCTAACTAATATGGATATTTGCAGAAAGCTGCGAGAATTTGGAGTAACGGAGGATCAGGAGATTATAGCGGATAGCGCAGAGCCTAAATCTATTCAAGAAATCTATGCCGAAGGTTTTAACATTCATGGCGCAATGAAAGGTCCAGACAGTATCAAGCAAGGCATTGACATTCTTAAAAGATATAAAATAAATATTACAGCAAATAGCCATAACTTTAAAAAGGAATTATTTAGTTACATTTGGAAAAAAGATAAGACAGGCAGGATGCTTAATGAGCCTATTGATTCTTTTAACCACTTGATAGATCCGTTACGTTATGTGGCATTAAACAAGTTAGCATCTAAAATTAAACAAGAATATTCATTTGATTGGAACTAAAATGGGCGTATTTTCTAAAATATTCAAAGCTGATATAGAGAAGGCAGCTACCACTCAGCTAGAGGCTTTAATGCCAGGACTTCAGCAACAAATTACTGCGAACCTTTACAACCAGAATGTTTTTGGCTGGATAGGCAATAATCAGGTAATAGTTGACTTTGAGGATAAGGTAAAGTTTGTTGAGGAGGGATTTAAGAAAAACGCTGACATCTATACCTGCATTGATATTATCTCTAAGAAAATAGCAGAGTGCGCTTATGGGCTTTATGAGGTTAAAGATGGCGTTACTAAAAAGCATTTAAAGGTTTATGAGAATATGTCTTTAGCTGAGGGCCCAGCTGCTAAGATGCGGACCTTGCAACTTAAAGAGCAGATGTTCAACCAAGTAGAAAGCAATCCTATTCTTGACCTACTAGCAAAGCCTAATCCTCAGCAGACTTATGAGGAATGGATGAGCGATCTAGCTGGTTTCTTTCTATGTACTGGCGATGGTTACATTTTTGGAAATGGTAAAGATCCTGAAATGACCGAAAAACAAATCTGGTCTCAGTTATATTCTTTGCCTAGCCAGTTCATTGAGATTATCTCTGGCGGTATGTTTGAGCCAATTAAAGGTTATCAAATGCGCTCGGTTTACATGACCGAAGTTCCAATACCGGCAAATCAGGTTGTGCATTTTAAATCCTTTAATCCAGACTTTACACTAACCGGTGCGCAGTTATACGGACAATCACCAATTAAAGCTATTTATCGAAATGTATTAAAAGAGAATGAAGGTGATAACGAGTTATTAAAGCAGATCCGCAATGGCGGCGCTTATGGTTTTATCTCACCAGATGGACCTGGTGCAAGTTTGACTAAAGATCAAATGAATGTGCTGAAAGAAAAGTTTGTTGAAGCAAAGCGCGGCGAAACTTTAATGGATCGGATATTCCCAAGTTCCGGGCCATTGAAATGGACTCAAATAGGAATGCCATCAACTGATCTGCAGTTAATCGAATCGCTAAATATTGACACTAAAAAGATATATGCAGCGTTTCACGTTCCTATTCAGTTCTCAGGTAGTGAGGCCGCATCAACGGACAATAACATGGGATGGGCCTCTAAGCAGTTAATTTATAACGCAACTGCTCCACTATCTCGCAAGATCAGAGATGCCATCAATAAGTTTGTTTGCGAACCATATGCCAAAGCCTACGGAAAGAAATATTACTTTGATTTTGATTTTAGTAGCTATCCGGAGATGCAAGAGGATATGGCCAAGCTAACTGCATGGCTAAATCAGTCCTATTGGATTACACCTGATGAAAAACGTATTGCTCAGGGTTATGATAAGATTAGCACTCCAGAGATGGGAAACATTTACGTTCCGGCTAATTTAGTTCCGATTGAGGAATTGTCTTTAGATCAGGCGTACAACAATGCAACCATAAATGGCAAGTAGTGTTAAATATCATAAAACATATTTAAAGCTGCATAAAGAGTATGAAGCTTATGCTTATCCCATTATTAAGAAGGCATTAGATAATCAGACAGGTGTAGTTGCGGATTTTGTAAATGAGGATAACTTTGATAATATCGAGTTATACATTGAGTTCCTAGTACAACAGAAACCTTTATATTCTGGTTTAGAAAAGATTTATACAAAGGTTGGCGTATCAGCTGCGACATTCTCTTATGACTGGATTCGTAACTCAGTACCTAAAAACAAAAAAGATTTTATTATAGATTTCTTTAATGCCGCTTGGTATGAGGAGATGGTAAACTACTTTAGACTTATCGGAGGTACTAAAGTTACAGGCATTGATCAAACCACTATGGATAAGGTCAAGACTTTATTAGCTAATATTTTAGGACAAAATTTGTCCAGACGAGAACAGGCAAAGCTATTTGAGGAATCATTAAACGATCCTGCATTTAATCGTGCAAGGTCATTAGTTATAGCAAGAACCGAATCTACAACTGCGGCAAACTTTGGAATTAACATGGGTGCTGAGAGTTCTGATTATGAAGTTAAAAAGTTTTGGATCAATACTAGAGACGCTAGAACTAGGCCATCACATTTGGCAATGACTAAAGATCGTATAGATTTAAATCAGCCTTTTAATGTGGGCGGTGTATCAATGATGTATCCAGGCGAAGTTGGCGCACCAGCTGCGGAGGTTGTTAATTGCCGTTGCGTAATGGCTACCGAAGCCGTAAAGGATGCAGATGGATTGCCGATACTAAAACCAAGAACTGCTCCTTATATAAAGAAAGCCAAAACCTATACTGACTATCCACAGGCTGCAACTAATAATGCTAAACGTGTCTTAAAATGGGTTGAAGCAAACGGCTGGGGCCAATGTGGTACACCAGTCGGCAAAGCTAGGGCCAGACAGTTGGCTAATAGAGAACCTTTGTCAAGAGATACGATTGCTAGAATGGCATCATTTAAAAGACATCAACAACATGCAGATGTTCCATATTCTGAGGGTTGCGGCGGTTTAATGTGGGATGCATGGGGCGGAACGGCAGGTGTTGAATGGGCAATTAGAAAATTAAATGAAATTGATAATGAATAAAAGTATATTTACATAAATTTTTTAATCATGAAAGGATTATTAGAATATAAAAACTTTAAAGCCGAGATTAAAGACATGGATTCCGAAAGGATGACTGTTACCGGCTATTTTGCTAGTTTTGGGAATATGGATTATGATGATGATATTATCATGCCAGGCGCAGCGACAAAGACAATTGCAGAACGTGGTCCTATGGGATCTAATGAGATATTCTTTTTAAATCAGCATAACTGGTCACAACCTCATGGAAAGCCAATGGTATTAGAGGCTCAGGAAAAAGGTATTTACTTTGAAAGTTCTATTGCACCTACTTCATACGGAAAGGATGCAATGATTCTTTATGCTGAAGGTATTGTAGTTCAGCACTCAATTGGGTTTAGTACAGTTAAGGCTGACTATGATCAAAAGACTGGGACAAGAATTATCAAAGAGATTAAATTATATGAAGGATCTAATGTAACTTTGGGTGCTAATCCAGAAACTCCATTTACAGGATTCAAGTCTTTGACAATGGCAGAGATTAACGATCAGATTGGTAAAATGATTAAGCTACTTAAAGATGGTAGCTTAACGGATGAAGGCTTTGGTAGATTAGAAATTGCATTAAAGCAGTTTCAGTTGGAAGCCTTCAATTTAGGTAAAAATTCACTATTAGATAAAGAGCCGGGCAAATCCACTCCTAAAACTGATGAGCCGAATATATTAACAGGTTTAATTAACGTCTTAAAAAATTAGAAATGGACAATTTAGAATTAAAGGCTCAGGAGTTGCTAGATGCAAACAAAGCCAAAACAATAGATGAAGCAAAGACTATCATCGCAAACGCTATCAGCGAAGCTACAAAGGCAGCTGATTTAAAGCTAGAAGATTTGCAAAAATCTACAAATGTTAAATTTGATGAAATGGACAAAGCATTGCTAGAAGCGAAATCTGAGGCTAACAGAATGAAAATTGAAGCTAAAGAAGCAAAACCAGTATCTTTCAATCAAGCATTTGCTACTGCAATGGATGAGAACTCTGATAACTTGGAGAAATTCCGTAGAAAAGAAATCAAGCAATTTGCAATGGAGTTAAAGACTGTTGGCGATATGTCATTGTCTAACATTACTGACCTTGCTGCTGCAAACGTTCAGATGCTACCGGGTATCATCCCAGCTGCGCCGCGTAAGTTGCACATCAGATCATTACTTCCTACTGGAGTTATGACTACATCTGCAATTCACTACTTGCAAGAGACAGGTTCTGAAGGATCAGTTGCTGCATGGGCAGATAATTCAGGAAGCAAATCTCAAATTGATTACGATTTGACAGAAGAAGTTGCACCATCTGAGTTCATTGCAGGTTATCTTCGCATAACTCGCAAGGCGCTTGATGATATCTCTGCTATGCGTTCTTATCTTCAAAGCCGCTTACTAGAGCAGTATCTTGAT